AAGGACGTTCTAAACTTCTTCTCCAGAGTCTTGAGCGGTTTTACGATGATCCCAAAAACGGTTCAAAATTACTGGATATCATTAATCACCGAATCAACGGTATTTCTCTTCGGACCATTGAGTGGTTCGTGACCAACTACGCGAAAAAGAACAACGTGAGTTACCAGAAGGAGATTTCTGGACGAATCTTCACGGTTCACGTGGAATACAAGTCAACGCTGGAAGGGTTCAGCAAAAAACTATTCGATCCCTTTTGTCGGACGGATCGCATTGATTTCAAGGTAAACGACGAGATCATAAAGACCACAATAGGTCAGTTGAATTTTGTACGTTGGTGCATTCAGAACAACATCATTGAACACACACTTAAGGAAGTGGAGACAAAGAAGACAAATGCGAAAAACCTGGAAACCGACACCAAAGTACACACCACCAACGCCACAGAAGATCCGCGAGGCGGAGGAAGCGGAGAAGTATGCCAACCACTGGCGATCTCAGGGTGAATACAAGTGGGCCGAACGATGGGAAGCCTACGCAAAGAATTGCCTTGATTCACGACACGGTCAGGTGGAGCGACCTGTAAACAAGGGTGAGGAGCAGATGAGAAGAAAGTAGTTAGTTATGATAGAAAAGTATGGTGAGTGATGCGGATTGGCACCCACAGCAGGCAGGCATCCTCAAAATATGGGGAGAGGTCGCTGCGACCTACCGGTATCTTCACTTCGTGTCCTATCAGAAATACAAAAAGATGAGTATGCGTTTTACAATCCCAATCATCATCATTTCAACGGTGACTGGGACTGCAAATTTTGCCCAGGGAACTTTCCCTGAGAACACACAATCCACGGTACCGTTGGTAATCGGTGGACTTAACTTGATTGCTGCCATAGCCACGACCATCGCGCAATTCCTCAAGGTCAACGAGTTAATGGAGGCACACAGGGTCAGTGCGGCGACCTACGGGAAGATGTCGCGTCACATGCGTCTGGAGTTGAGTTTGCCCCCCGAGGAGCGTTCGATGACGGGTCACGAGTTTATCAATATGACAAAGCTTGACATGGATCGACTGATCGAGCAGTCTCCGCCGATTCCCGGTGATATTTTGAAGATATTCGAAAAGAAGTTCCCCAAGGAGGCTCACAGTTTCGCGCGTCCCGAGATTCTTGACATCCGCGAGATCACGCCCTTCAGCGAGGAGGCTCACGAGAAGTTCCAGGTCAGTTCCGCCGAGCGAATCAAGCGGGCTGCGTCTCGGTTCTTCAGCACCAAGAACATTAACTACGACGTTCCACCGCCATCGCCAGGAAATTCCAGTGTAACCTTTTCGGATGGACCCGAGGTATTCCCACCGACGTTCGAGGAGCAGCGGGTGGCGCAGACTCTTCAAGGGCTTCGTGAGCAAACGGAGGTAGCGACAGATTCGGACGAAGAAAATGCCAACCAAGTATAAAGATGAAGGAGGAATCCAGGAAAATCATTAGAAAGTGTGCATCTCTTTGCAGAAAATCTTACGACAAGGCTGAAATGTCTCGGGATGGCTTTCAGCCCATCAGCAGTGATGAGACCGGTCTGGACTGTTTCATCAAATCTGAAGACGGCATTACCTGGGTGGTATTCCGCGGGACGGAAACGGATCAATGGAACGACATATGCACGGACATGCTGACCTTTCGGGTCAAGACGCCGTTCCTGCCCGACGAGTGCCGAGTTCATGCTGGCTTCCTGGGTCAGTACATGAGTGGTCGCACACTGATCATCGACACGATCAAGTACATGGCGAACCCCAAGGTGGTCTGCACAGGTCACTCGCTTGGTGGTGGACTTTCTACGCTCTGTGCCCTGGACGTGGAGCACAACGCAGAAGGTGACGTGGAGACCTACTGTGTGACATATGGTTCGCCACGGGTTGGTGGAGGTCACTTCTGTCGGCTATTCGATGCGGTTATCGACAACAGTTTCCGATTTGTGGATGTGAATGATCCCATCCCTCGAGTTCCTTTGCGTGCTTGGGGATTCAAACACGTAAAGGGATGTTTCGTTACCAGTCCCTATGGTTACAAGCCTGACCTTGAGCAACTTGAGGCGTCAGCACTGGCTTGTTGTGCTGTCGCGGACCATGGAATTGATCTCTATGAAGCTGCTGTGAACTTTACTGCATCAGCTGAGCCTTGAGCAGTTCGAACTCCTCGTCGGTGGTGATGATAGGAGCGGTCTTGGCGACTGCCTTCTCGGGCTTGGCCTCGGCGGGCATCTTGGCCTCCGTGGGGGCAGGCTCGGTGGACTCTGCGGGCTTCTCCTCGGCCTTGACAGGCACTTCGGTGACCTCCGTGACAACCGCATCAACAACCTCCTGCTTGGCCTCCTCCTCTCCCTCAAGACCCTCGCGCGGCGCCATGAGCTGCATGATGGTCATGATGAAGAACGAGACGGACACAACGGTCGCCCAGGTATTGCAGCTGCCTGTGGTGAGGCAGTTGACGTTGTAGACCGCGAGCGCGCCTGACAGGAGCAGGACGGCAGCATCAAGAACACGCAGCTTGTAGGCTGAGGCCAGCACCGGGAGGGCGGCAGCGAAGGCGACGATCATGGCCTGCTGAGACAGCTTGGGCATCTTCATGTTCATCTTCATGTTCATATTTGTAAATATCACATATTATTTTTGGCAATCCCCCACCGTTCACAATCTTCAGCAGTAAAGTAGATGTCCTTCTTGAGCAACTTGTTCAGTTTGTCTTCTGGGATTTGTGTATACTGGGTGTAGATCTTGCGCAAGGTCTCCATGAGTTTGTCACAATTTTTGATTTCGTCCTTGAGTTCTTCATACTTGCCCATGGCGCCTGTGGAAAGTTGATGGATAAGCAGATGGGCGTGAGGCATAATCCTACGGTGCTTGGAACCCATCAATACGAAGGTGGCTGCGCTGGCACAAAATCCGTCGGCAATGGTTACCAGTTTGATTTTAAGTCTCCTGAGGTGGTCCATGCAACTCAGACCAGCAAAGAAGTCACCACCATCGCTCCTGACGTAAAGCATAATTTTGGGTTTGTATTCCTTGACACCGAGGAGTTTCCTTTCCAATGTCTTCACCTGGACGATTAAGTCATGCATAGATTCGTCGGATATTTCACCTGTGAAGTGGATATCATTTCCTATGATGTCAATGTTGTAGTTCTCGCCACCAACCCCGACATCGCTTCCATCGTCGGACTCGTCGTCTCTGGCATAGGGTCTCCTCATTGTTCTACAAAGACCTGTTCTCTCTCCTTTAAGACACCTTTGATGGACTTCAAGACGTCGTTTTTGACTTTGAGACCCATAGATGTCTGGTTGATGAAGTGGATACCACCCGAGTTTGTACAGTATTCGGGTATGAGTTCGGGTTTATGACGTAGAACTTGCATAGTATCTGGATCAGAATTAACCCAATGTTTTTCCAATGATTTTTTGAGACGCATATTGAAGTCTTTGGTCCACACTCTGGCCGGTGACATCTTGTTCACTGGGATGCGATTTTGAATGATGGCACATGGATTTATCACCGCTGACAAAACAAATTGTTCGTGTATTTGTTCATTATACATAGTTGAATACATCATTGTATCCCAGTAATCTGCTTCGACCAGGTGGTCTGCAATCACCGACGCTTCATCCATGGTGATTCCCTTGGTGTGGATGTAATTTTCCTGCACGATGCCCATGCGATTTCCAGGTTCGTCCATGTGCATGCCGAGGTAGTCGTTCACTCTGAATTTGCCGTTGGTGGTTAGAACATCGTCCATTATTTCTTTGGTGGTCTTGAACAGGTCTCTCTGGTGGAGTGTTTCCACGACCTCTTTGTTATTTTCCGGTTCCAAGGTTTTGTCTTGAATTTGAATGGTGTCCAAACTGTTTTCACAAGGTATGAAGATTCGGGAGTGGATCTTGATGCGATTCTGTTGGATCCACCTCCAACCGGGCAACTCATTTTTGATCATGGTTGAGTCATCCGTGACAATGTCAGCCTTGCTGAAACCGATGAATCCGAAAAAGTTCTCGGTGACATTCTGGGAACGTAGGGTATCGGTCCCCACGTAGACCGCCGACGCACCGATGGTCTTGCATATTTGTGCCGTAGACCAGCCCTTGACTAGAAATAGTTTGCCTGGCTCGCATTTGTCAAAGATATTATCTTTTTTGGTTTTAAGAAACTTGTCCATGAGCAAGGAAGAGGAACAGGATTTAACTACTCAAGCGCTAGAAATGATTTTCAGTCACCCAGACATACACACGCGTCTGTGGAAACCACTTAGGTTACATTTGACCTACTATTTAACTTGCACGGCAATCATTCATATGATTACCATCACCATATTGATCATCATTCTGTGGAAACTCATGCGAAGTTCACGTTACACGACCTCCTCGGCGTAGGATGCCAGGACGCCGTTGAGCAGGCTGAAGAAGGTCAGCGTGAAGATCCACTGGAAGATTTCCCGACCCTGTGGGAACTGCAACTTGGTCAACTTGTTCTTACCAATGTTGTAGTGCACAAGCCCTTCTATGAAGAATACCAAAAAGGTAGTTAAAGCGACGACGCCAATCATTTATAATTCTGGAGATTAATATTAAGGATGCAGATATTCGTGAAGACATTGACAGGCAAAACTATTACGCTAGAGGTTGATTCCTCGGATTCCATTGACAACGTGAAGGCGAAGATTCAAGACAAGGAAGGCATTCCACCTGATCAGCAGCGGTTGATCTTCGCAGGGAAGCAGTTAGAGGACGGGCGGACCCTTTCGGATTACAACATTCAGAAAGAGTCCACGCTCCATCTGGTGCTTCGTCTGCGAGGTGGGATGACCTCATGATAACTGCGATAAGAAGGTGTGTCGTAGGTGCTATGCCCGCCTTCCACCCAAGGCTACGAACTGCCGCAAGCGCGGGTGTGGTCACTCGAGCGATCTTCGTTTAAAGAAAAAGGGCGGAAATTAGAAAAACATGAAGACCACGACCGAGATTATGCACCAGAATCTTGGTTTGGTTCATAAACTTTCCTACAGATACCAGCGACCAGGTATTTCTAGGAAGGATCTTGTTCAGGAGGGGACGTTGGGACTGCACCGCGCGATTGTCAAGTACGATCCATCCAAGGGAGTTAAATTGTCGACGTATGCTTATCCATGGATAAGATCATACATGTCGAGGTATGTTCAGAAGACCAGGAAGGCCCTGGACTACCTGCCGGTGGCCGAGGTATACAATCCAGAGCCGGAAGCTGAATATACAGAGGTCGACGATATCATGTCTTGTTTGAACCACGGACAGAGGGCTGTCATTGCTTGCCTTTACATACACAACATGAGTGTCTCTCAGGTGGCAAAAGCCATGAATATCACCGAGACGCAGGTGACATGGCAGAAGCAGCGTGCACTGGAAAAGATGCGTCAGTGTCGTCTCAAATGATTGTTTTTCATTAATAGAAATGGAAATGTACGATTTGAATAACAGTGGAGGGGGTGGGACACCACTAACCTACAATCCATCTATCCCCGACACCGGCGCCGGAACAGGTCTCAATGTTCCCAAACCGGGTTCTCAGACCGAGAGGGATACTGGCTACGAGGCACAAAGATCAGCTTTGGAGCGAAAAAATAATGACGCTCAACAGCAAGATAAACCGATGCAGATGAGCAGTATGGCATTTTCCACTCCCATCTCGGATCTCGAGTACGAGGAGCCCATGAACAATCACATGTCAGCGGACATGCACACTGTGATCCCACCTCAGGCGTCCGTGGCTCCCCATGAGATGCTCATGGCCCAGCCCGCCCAGCAGGTTCAACAGATGCCACCCACACCCACACCCGAACCTGTCAAGCCTGTGGCGGTCGAGGAGAAGAAGTATCCTCTTGGTCTCACCAAAGAGCAGTACGAGGCTGTGATTGTGGCTATTTTGGTCGCTCTTGTCTTCTACCCAGAGGTCCAGGCGAAGTTGGCTGTCTACATCCCCAACTTTATGTCCAAGGATGGATCTCGCAGCATGGCTGGACTGGCTGTCAGTGGTCTTATCGTCGCGGTCGGTTTCTATCTGGCTCGCAGGTACTTTGTTGACAAGTAATTAAAGAAATCTGGTTCTACAGAAATGTGGTTCGCGGGTTACATTTAAGTCTTACTTTTTAGAATCATAGTAATAATAATTTTAAAAAATAATAAAAAATTCTCTGGGTGGGGCTTGAACCCACGACCTTGGGATTAACAGTCCCACGCTTCTATCCAACTGAGCTACCGGAGAACAATGTGAAATCACCCAGGCAATCCACTCCTAAGAGGCTACCTGGGCTTGAACTTCACACTGTTATCTTGGACTTTATGTTTAATTATTTGACGCATGAAGAAATCTCCTGAAGCCAGGATGATCGGAATAGGTCCAAATATCAATACGGTCGGAGCGATGGCAATGGCCACACCCACCTTCTGGCTTAAAGAAAGATCCTGCATATATAGTAATGTATGGTTATTCTGTCTGGCTGGTGCCACTGAATCATCGTCTTCTGACCAAGGTCTACAAGTTCAGGCACATCCCACACATCACCATCTCGACCAATCACGCGACCGTTCCTGATCCAGACAACCTCGGGAGACTATACAATGTCGTGGATTTCAAACAATACGGAAAGATTGGAAAGCAGTATGAGGTCGATCCACTGCATTCACTTGGATGGGAGTGTGAAGTAGAGGATCTGGACATCAAGCACACGCCTCACCTGAGTCACTTGTATTCATTTTTTCCATACGCCAAAGTGTATTCAGTGTATCCCACACCGATGCGCTTGATCGCTGAGGTCTGCGTGGCGGACACCCGATCCCCCAACTGGGAGGAGTGGAAAATAATTAAAGAAAAGATTCCAAGATAAAGTACAATGGCTTTTTTACCTTTTCTTCGGCATGGCGATCTTTATGACCTTCTGGACACGACGTCCAAGGTTCTGAACGAGCTTCCCAACATGGAGAAGCAATTTAATACTAAAATGGCTGACAGATATCTATACAAGCGTACCCACACCACAGATGAAGGGTTCGAAATCGAGATGCATCTCCCTGGGGTGGGTAAGGACAACATTCATATCATGCTTTCTTCGGACGACCACGAGGTGACCATCGGTTACGGTGAGAACCGAAGTGCCTCATTCGATCTGCCCAGTTACGTGGATGTATCGGATGAGGGTTACAAGGCGAGTTACGTGGATGGCGTTCTTCGATTGTTCTTCAAGATGCGAACCTCGGACAAGAAGCGTCGCGAGATCAAGCTTGATTAGACGAATAATGTTCCACCGAGTCCGCCTTGGCAGCGGAAGACGTTAAAGTTTACCGCGTAGAGTCTTGCTTTACGCGATATGCTATTATTGACCAGCGTTAGTTCGAAAATCTGACTGGAAATTCGGCTCATGTTGACGGTTCCTTCGCCCACGTTAAATATATTTACCTTGTAACTTGGTGTTTGAATGTAGTATTCATAGGGTTGAATGGCTCTCATGGACATTTGGTCTAGGTCAAAATAAACTTGACCATTCAGGAATAAACGCCATCGGATCACCTGGTCATTTAGATAGCTTGTGTATGTGGCGCTTTTATGTGAAGAATAATCAAAAACACCATCAGTCCCCGAGTCATTTTGCACAACTAAGATGTATTCCTTGACGGGATTTTCGATTTCGGTTTTGAAACGTATCTGTTCGAGATCCCTCACGGTGACTCGAGCAAGTTGTGTTTGTTGTATAACATAGTCCAATTGTTTTCCAAGAAAGAACTGGCGGTGTTCTTCGTTCAGATAGATGGCCTGTAGATCAAGTACAACATCCGGTGTCGGGAGGCTCCCCAATTCCGCTTGCGTTCTAAATGTTATCCTAACTTCGATGGTGTGTCTGTTCAAAGCCAGAAGAGGGAAAGCATTTGCATAACCCCTACCAAAGAATGGCAGTTCTACCAAAAACTGTGTCGCTGAAGACGCTGTTCCATAACTCGTGGGTGACACGTTGCGTTTCAGGATGGTATCGTTATTGGCTCTTGTTCTTTGTGAATCCGTAAGATCAGACATAATCGCCATGTATTCACCGGTCAGACTCACGATCGTCTGTCCTCCTACCAGAAGCTCCGCGCGTTCTATTAAGGCATGCGCAGCATCCTGTGGGACTGACTGAGTGTTTGCATAACTAAAATTCAGAAAGAAACCCGTTATGATATCGCACGTGTCATTGTCTATCGTACAAATACTCGACCCTCCAAAACGGATATCGGAATTAAAAGCCAGACGAAGGTTCTCGGTCGTGTATCCGGCGCGTTTCGTAAACACCTTTTGATAGAAACTTTGTTGTGGATCTCCGGTCAAAAAGGTGTCTTGGTATCCTGTGACGGCAAGCCGCATACTATTATGATGTGTCAAAAAAAGATTTCAAAAAATACATACGACTATTAGATATGAACATTCAACTCAAAAAATTCAACCCCGCTTCAATGGGCGACGATAAGGTATGTGTGTTTATTGGCAAGCGTGGCACAGGAAAGTCAACCTTGGTGACAGATATTCTCTATCATAAAAAGCACCTCCCTGCGGGCGTGGTGATGTCGGCGACCGAGGAAGGCAATCACTGGTATCAGCAGTTCATTCCGGACTTGTTCATCTATGGTGAATATGACAAGGACATCATAGAGAGGGTCATCGACAGGCAGAGGAAGATGGTGAACATGAAACCGCCACCAGGAAAGAAGGAACTGACGTCCAGGGACATCGGAGCCTTCATACTCATGGACGATTGCATGTACGACCGACGATTTCTAAAAGACTCTTGCATTCGCCAGTGCTTCATGAACGGTCGCCACTGGAAGATCTTTTTCATGCTGACCATGCAGTACTGCATGGACCTCAGTCCAGATCTTCGTGCCAATGTGGACTATGTGTTCATCGCGCGAGAAAATGTCATCCAGAACAGAGAAAAGTTGTACAAGGCATTCTTCGGAATCTTCCCAAATTTCGATATGTTCAATCAGGTGATGACGGCGTGTACTGAAAATTACGAGGTTTTGGTGCTGGACAATACGTCCAAGTCAAACCGAATCGAGGACTGTGTGTTCTGGTACAAGGCCAAGATCCATCAGAACTTCCGAGTGGGATCTCAACAATTCTGGAGCCTCCATCAGAAGACCTATAAAAAGGCAGGAGGCGCCACCAAACCTGGTCAGGATCCCAATGAAGTCAGGCGCAATAGGAACTCCCAAGCCCTCCAGGTGAAGAAGTTGAAATAATTATTCAGGGACAGGACGATGTCCGAATGGACATCCGACACAATGGAGACCAAATCCATCGCGCTTGCGACGACCGCACTCATTGACTCTGGGTTGGTGAGCGAGACCAAGGCAGACGCACTGGCCACTCATCTCAGCAAGGGCGCCAAGAACTGGTGCATCAAGCAAATGAAACCCGGCGACGCGAACGAAAACCAAAAGGAGCTACAAAAATTCAACTCAAAGGTTTGGACGGAGTATCTCGCCAAGAGGAACTACATTTTCGATGTTACCGACAGCGGAGTGGTCAAGCGCAAGACACCACTGGTGGAGAAGCAGGAACGTCTTTTGGAGATCCAGAACAAGATGGTTGGTGAAACCTTTACTCCACCCATCAAAAAGGTCAGCAAAAGACTTCTGGATCAGGCACGACTCAAACGGCTTCTCACTTTGGTCAAGAAAGACATCGAAGAGATGGAAAATGAGATGAAGGGTCTGTCCATGATCAACCAAAAACTTGAACGCTACTTCATTCGTCGACCTTCCTTCAAGCCCAAGGTCTTCATCGGCCAGGAAGAAGAATACCTCGACCTTCCTGACATCCCCAAGAGGAAGCGCATCCTCAAGAGGCTTTTACACCTTCTGAATATGCGTCGTCTCGACAAGATGGTCAAGATACGCGAGAAACTCACACAAGTTCGCAGGGACACGATGACCAAGCTGGTCCAGATACAGCGAGACATCTTCATCAACTCCAATGAGTGCTGGACGCGTGCAGAAAGGGCATCGGTGCTAGACAAGAAACATGCGAACGACGATCTCAAAACTGAGCACGCCAAAATCTCAGAACACATTTCATCGAACCTGAGCGACTACATGGTAGAGGTGCCGAAGCCTTTCAAAAACGCCACGATCATCAGCGAGAACGACACGCGAGCAAACTGGAAGAATCCAGAGTTCAAGCGCCTCTACGCGAGTCGGATGCGATCATTGATCTACGCAATTCGCAACAACGACAAGTCCAAGTTTTTGGACAGGATCAAGAACGGCGAACTCAAGCCAAACACCTTCGATACCAAGGAGATATGGGATCTTTGGTATCATGAACCCAAGAAGGAGGTGGTCGAGAAGAAGCCAGAAGAATACGAGGACGGAATGTTCAAGTGCGGCAAGTGCAAGTCCATGAAGACCACCTACGTGGAGAAGCAGACACGATCTGCAGACGAGCCGATGACCATATTCATCACCTGCAGGATGTGTGGCACTGTGATGAAGCGTTAAAGAAGAGACGTATTGCGGGATTAGAAAGATGTCTGAGTGTAGCATCTGCGGTGAAGATATTTCATTTGTCTGCAAAGTCAACGTCCGTTGCGGTCATCACGTTCATCACGAGTGTCGCCTAAACCTCGTCCCATTTACAAAATGTTCAATATGTAATAGAATTATAATTAATAAACTTGATGTCCACTTGAGTGACCGAGACGAATTTTGTCACAAGCGTTGTGAAACCAATGCGCGACGCTACTATCCACCTTGTCCGGTGGAAGGGTGTGGAATGGCTTTGCATAAACACCATGTCATAACAAATAAACAATGTCAGCAGCTCATAGTGGAACTCGAAGGAAAGACATTTGAAGAACGCATGGCGATCTACCTTTCTTACGGGTTCCGCGAAGATGAATTGGGTGGCGGAGAACTTGATGAGGAAACGTGGAAAAAGATTCAAACAATTATTTCAGCCTCTTCACAGGAAAAGGAAACCGAGGAACAAGTCATTGTAAACAAAGAACCCAAACCAAAACCGGTAATCACACCTCCCAAAACCTATGAACCCCGCGAACTTGGTCCCGGTGAGCGATACAAGCCACCGAACAAGTCTAGACGACCCCAAGAACGCGGAGCTTCTCTAAAAACTCTAGTTCCTCACTCTGTGAAGGATAGGGTTCATGTTTCCCCTCAAGAAGATTTTGCTTTATTTTCGCAAGGTCCAATCTAGAAAGAGTTACGGATCCGAGAATGTAGTCCTCGTAGGCTTCGGCGACCGCTGGAACCAGTGGCTTCACAAGGTCGTACATCGCCTTGGCGTACAACTGAATCTCCGGTTGGGCATGACTGTCCATCCTGAGACGCAGATAGTGAAGAAGATTGTGCAGATTGATCTTCCAATAGAATTCGGTGTAGGTCGACAGGGGTAGGTGTTCCCGTGCCGTCTCTCTGGCAACTCCATGGTCGAGAAGACGCTGGTAGACATCGAATGCCTGTTCGCATGAAGCCTTCTGATCCCTTAGGAGCACCATGGATTCTGGTGAATCCAACACCCCCTCCGACCCCTGGTGGTTCACCTTGGACTGACCACGGAATTCAACCGGAACGTGGAACTCCTCGGGCAACTGCGAATACCTACCCGAAATCTCATTGATGCTGGCGGTCCGGTGACGCATGTGCTGCCGAGCCAGAAAGATGGGCATCTTGATGTGAAACTTGAAGTCGACCATCTCAAATGGGGTCGTGTGGGCGTGACGGAGCAGGTAGCGAATCAGACCTCGATCACTCCGAACACTCTTGGTGCCTTCTCCATACGAAACACGGGCGGCTTGAACTATGGCATGATCAAGATCCTCCCTCGGCATTGTATCGACAAGACGTACGAACCCATGCTTCTCCACACGGATTTCTGACATTTATCTTACTAACGAATGTATTCTCTAATTAACATCACATCACAGTCACCCTCCACCGGAAGACCCTTGTCCCTCCACCCTTCCAAACCATCTTCGAGAACAAATATGTTAGTAAAGCCATATTCGTTCATGTGGACCTTGGCCATCTTGGCAACCAGTGACTGCTTGTTGTTTCCGTAGAGCACGATGGCTTGCTCGAATCCGGGGAACGTTCGACCGGTTCCTGAGAAAAGACCTTCCCCACGCTTTTCCACATCAAAGTAAGTTACCTTTTCGACTTCTTTGGGTGGCTCGCTTGGCGTCTCGGGCTCCATCGTCGGCATCACAATGGGTTCATTCTGTCTTGCGACCTCAGTATCATACATTCTGACAGCCCTATCTAGATCGGTTTCTTTATTGATCTTCAACTTGGTTGCTTTGGCAAACTTTTCCGATTTTTCGGCAAACTCCATGGGCTCGATGTTCCTTAACGGTCTCACTTGTTCAAAAGCAATTCTTGCACTATTCTCTGCTATCCGAGCACTGTTGGCATCGTCGGTTGCTGTGATTACCCTGGCCCGCACCAGCAACAAGCGATCGGATCTCTCACGAAGTACCTTTTCCTCGTAGGTCCTCTTTTCAATTCGCTTGGGATCATTTTCACCGGCAAGGATGGCATTGATGCGATCAAACTCCGCCATGGGAAAGTTGATTGAGTTTGGAAGCCTACAATTTTGAAAATGTCTCTGTGAACCTACGTGAATCAACATGAGATTTGGTCGAGACAATCTGAGACTATGTAATTGTTCTGGTGAAACCATTATATTAATATTACTCATAATTTCTTACGGCGAGTGCCACGGGAAAGCGAGGGACGCCGTCTTGGGTGAGACCCTGAAATTGAACGGTGAGCATTTCACCCATCAACTTGCCTCGGTTCTTCCACAACTCCCTTCGACTATCCATGGTTCCCTTGGGTCGAGCCTTGAACGTGTCTCCGTCCTTGGTCTCGCAGATCCAGATGGGCGTCCCACGGTCCTTGCCTTCCGCCTCTTCGGCACCCACGATTTCAAACTCTTCGGTCATCATCTTCTTGTACTTGATACACTGGGATGACCGCTTATTGAGCAAGTAGGGACTTTCGGCCACGCGCACCACCACACCCTCGTGACCCTCTGCCACAAACTTGTCGTGATATTTGTCAGCATCCTTGGCGGTCCCTTGATATGAAGGGACGATCTTGATCATGGGATGTTTGATTGACTTGATGATTTCCTTGAGCCTCTCGTAGCGTTCCATGAAGGGCATCTCCAATTGACTGAGACGAAAGTAGTCAAAGCAATGAAACTCCAACTTGGGTGCATAGGGACTTTCTGAACCACGGGCAGCACTGGTGATCTGTTCGAAATCCAAGTCCTTGCAGAAGAGTTCACCATCCAAGAACTCACCCTCCTCCAACTTTCCTTCCAGTGCCTTTTCCAGGTGGGTCAAATGTTCAATTCTCTGTTCATTCCTGGACTGGAGCAAGAGTCCACCGCCCGAAAATCCAGCGAGCATCCTGACACCATCCAACTTAGGCTGAAAGCGAATGTCACCATCAATCCCATAGGACCTCGAACTGAACGAGTAGAGTAGCATGGGTCTGAGGACAACTTCGGATCTCAATTGAATATTGTCCATGTACCCCAACTTGACCTGTTTTCGCCACATCTGAGCGGCTTGCTCTTCAATGGGAGTCTTGCGTTTGGCATCGGGAGGGCGTTCCGTCACAGATCTTTTACCATCGATAAGACCTGTGGTTCGTCTAATCATTCCATTGACGA